ATCACCTTCAACTCTATCTAGTAACCGATCAAGAAATTTGACTAAGAAGTTATTCCGGGGAATCCGTTCATAGTTTTCAATAATGAAATCATGGGGCAAGAATCCGACTTCAATCCCTACGCCAGCGATAAATCCTACACAATCGGTTCCAATCCCTTTAAGCGATTGACCATGAAACCAAGGAGTACCGAGCCATTCAAGAGCTTCGGTAACAATTTGATTACCCAAAGAATCGTTTTTTAGTTCGTTCATTTTGTGTATTTTCCCGTTCTTTCAATTGATTCAAACTATAACCCATATCATTCCGTGATTCTACAGTCACGTTATTGGTGTTATTAATTACCAAAGACTGATTAGAGCTATTGTTATTTGAAGTTGTGGAGTAATTGGGCTTACCCCCGACAAATCCTCCATTAGCATAGTTCTTAATAGGAGCATTATTTCTGTAGTCTAGATAGGCTTCTGTTTCTTTAGGGTTGAGAATTAATTCATCTTCATTGGCTACGATTAATCGAGGTTTTCGGCCTCCCGACATTGCTCGTTCACGCTGAAAAGCTGAAATGATATTTTTCTCTATCGGAACATTAGCATCTCCAACTTTCCCACCATCACTAAATAGGCTGAATCCTGTACCTAGAGAAAAGGCAGAAGCCGGAGCAGAAGCAAAGCTAGAGGCTCCTACACTACCAAGTGATCCAATCGAACCAAGTCCCCCAAGTCCTCCACTAAAAATCCCTGTTATTCCGCTAAGTAGTCCATTAAATAAGCCACCTCCGCCACCGCCACCAAAAATAGAAGAAAAGATGTTACCTGCTGGTTTAAAGATACTGTTTAGAGCGTTAGTGAAGAAATTGCCTACTGGCCCGATGATTGCATTAAATAGCGATTCAAAAGCTTGAGTAATTGGCTTTGTAAATCCATCGATAGCAGAAGTTAGAGCATCAATAGCAGGCTTGGTAATACCCTCAACAAATTTTGTCATAATATTTAATCCAAGACTACTAAAAGCTGATCCTATTCCTTTTCCTTCTCTAATGTCAGAGAAAAAGCTTTCAGCTGCGCCACGATTTGGGGAAGCGTCTAACTCCGCTCGTTCTAATCTTAATTCTGTAAGTTTTTCCCATTCCGAGCGAATATTAGCCACATATTCAGCGTACTGTGGCAAGTCTTTGTACGGTTCTAAATAATCCTCTAGTTCCTCTTTTTCTTTTTGTAGGCTAATACGTTCGGCAAGGATAGCAGAATTATCAAATAATCCAAAACCAGACTGAAATTCTAGTTGCATTCTTTGGATAGTTAAATCATTTAACCGATCACGAATACTCCTGACTGTATCTCTGGTTTTTCTAAATGATGCTTCTAAGGTAGCTACTCCCTGATTTCTGCCTAATTGTTCAATTGCTTGATCAAGAATTGTTACCTGTTCTTTAGCTAATTCAGCGTTTTTAGCTAAAGCATCAATACTATCTGTCATTTTCTTGAGAAATTCAGGGGGGAGAGCTATACCTTTTCTTTGAAATTCTCCTAAGATTTCTTTTATCGCGTCGCTGTATTTTTGTTGAGCCTCAGCATTTAAAAGTAAAGTCCGTCGCTGGTCTTCTAGTGATTCAATCTGAGAGCGATATTGTCGAGAGACTTCTGTAGCACTCTTATTAATTTCTTCTTGTACTGTCAGATACCCTTTAGAGTTGATAGTCAAATCAGCGACATTCTCGGAAGCATCTCTTAAAGTGCGTTCTAATGCACGGGCATCTTCCTCTTGCTGCCGTCTAAATTTCATTGATCTGTCAAGAGCATTGTTTAGATTTTGTTGCTCTTCTAGCCGTCTTGAAAACTCCTCAGCGTTTTGGTTGGCTGTTTCAGCGTTGCGAATTTGATCAGCCGATGCGCCAAGATTACCCGTAGGAAGATTGGGAACGGGAGGTAAATTAGGACTCTGGAAGTTAATCGGATTTTCTTTGAGAACCGGTGGTAAATCGGCATCCCAGAAATTATCTCGGTTTTGATTAGGTAGAGCCGGTAATTGGGCTATAGGTGGAGGACTACTAAATTCTGGACCGCCTTTTCCTTCTTTTGTTTCTTCTTTTGTTAAAACACGGGCAGGAGAAGGGTTAGAGGTGGAGTCTTTAATGGATTGGCTAATTGCATTAGTAGCATTAGTTATTATTTTTCGATTATTTAGTTGATTGCCGTTAATGTTTGCATAAGCAGTTACAATATATTCTTTCCCATTAATGTTTACCAGTCCAACGTTACCAATAACTTTAGAGTTATTTCCAATTTTTCCGCCGATTTCATTATTATACTTAAAATTTCTTGTTTGTCTCAGAGATTGTTCAGCTAATTGACTTGCAGGATTTTGATTTTTAATTAAAGACTGCATAGCTAACGTTACGTCTTGTGCTGTTGAAATGTTTGGAGTTCCACTGCCTGGTATATTTAAATACCTAGAAATAGTAGTGTTTTTATAACCTTCTTTTCTGGCTAATTCTGTAGCTTTGGTTAGCCCACCTAGCCGATCAATTAAAACATTAGTTGCCGTATTATCTGACTTTTCTAGCATTAACTGTACTAGCTGTTCAACTGTTTTAACTTGATTGGCTTTTAATTGTCCGTGTGGATCAACCAAAGGCAATTTTATGGCGATAGCATCTTTTAAGGAAAGTTTTCCGCTTGTTATTTCTTTGGCAATCAAATCAGCAATAATGACTTTAATTGTACTAGCTGGTGACGCTGGGGGTGTTTGAGCGTTTTTAGAATATACAGTTTTTCCGCCAACTTCTTGAACTAAAACAGATTGAATATTTTTTGGTAATCTGTTGGTGATTTGTTGCTGAACCGATGGAGAAGGGTTAGGAGTGGAAGTTGATAGAGTGGGTGAACCGCCTTGATTTCTTCTGATTTGTCGAATACGGTTTGATGCTCCACTGTTAGCAGGATTGCCGTCATATCGCAGTGCGTCTAGTTCGGATTGAGTACGAGGGGCATTTGGTTGGTATTTTCGCAAAGACTGATCGTAAACCTTTAACAGGTCTTCCATCCGTTTCATACCTTGCCCTGGGTAATTAGCCCCTGGGAAAGATGCCCATTCTTTGCGGGTTGCGTTAATTGCCCCACGAATATCTCCCTTAAGAAGCTCGTCCAATCCACCTCTCATTAGAATACGGCTTAATGCGACTAAATCTTGAGAGACAGGAGAAAAATCTTTTAATCCTAATTTTGCTTTTTCTTCATTCCATGTAAAATCCATGATCTGGTATCTTCCAGATGCCGATGAACTGGTTGATCCAAACGGAATTCTTTGGCGTGGATGGTCTGCAAAAGAACTAAATTGTCCATGGCCAAAAAGGGTGTTATATCCCTGATTTGGCATCTTGGCAGTACCTTCTGCGTAAGCAATAACATCAAGAAAGGCTTTGACGCGAGGATTGTTTAAATGCTGAGATAATTCTTGACCGCGTGGTGTTAACCCTTTGGGAATTGAAGACGACTGTGGCGGTGGCGGTGGTAAAAACCCTCCCCCATTCCACACAGGAGCAGGGGTGAAATTATTAGGTGCTGGTAGTATCAAACCTTCCTTAGCTTTTCTAATTGCCTCCGCAGTTTCTTCTATACTTTTTATTAAGTCTTCTCCAGAAGTCTTAATATTTGGGGGAATAGCCACTAACTCAGAATTGATTAATTTAATTGGTTCTGGAAGTGTATTAAGATTTGTGACAATATCCTTGATTGATTGGGGAATAAAGCCTAATTCTTTATTGGTTTGTCGGATTAAATCAGCTAGAGTACGATTGAGGTCTTCCTGAGTCCGTTTAATATCCTCAATCGTTTTTAGTCGGTTTCTTTCAGCCTCTTGCTGTTGCTCTTGTAAGTTACGGATATTTCTTAGAGTAGAGATATAGGAAGTTTCTATCTCCTCGGTTCGGGATTGGAAGGTGCGTCCGCGACTAGCAATATCAGCTTGTCCCTGCACAAATTCTAGGAAAATGTCACCTAATTCTTTGCCAGCGTCGCTTGTACCGGGTATCAATAACCGATTTTTAACTTGCTGTACCCTGATTCTATCGGTCGCATCCAGTAGCTGATTTTGGGCATTTAAGAGGTTCTTATCGAGTTCCCTGACTAAATCAGTGTAACTTTCAGATAGGGAACGATTTTCTCTAAAAGCTGACAGTTGAGCGTCTTCAATCTGTCTCCTGTAATCTTTAATCTGACGATTAAAGTCGATTATCTGACGGTCAAGGTTGCGGTAATAGTCTTGTAGTGATGTTTGTTGCTGTAATAGGTTAGCGCGGGCTTGTTCTAGGGCTAATCGGGTATTATCAACCTCTTGCTGAATCACATTAGGGTCGTCTGACGCACTTTCTAATCGACGATAAGCCTCTCCTAACAATCTCTCTTGGTTGCGAACTTCTGATAAGGCATCCCGATAGGAAGCGGCTGGCCCCCCAAAGGGTAATTGCCTTAAAGTAGCAATTCTCTCGTTGACATTGGCACCGACTATTGATGCTTGTCTGGCATTTCTTGCACGCTCTCGTCTAGCGTTAGCAATTTCTAGTTCTGTATCAACAATTGATTTATCAATAGTTAAAGTTTGTCGTCTAATAGATGCTTGCTGTTTAGCTGTTTCTAATACCTGGTTTAATTCAAAAGGCGCTTGATCTCCCAACTGTTGTAACCGATCACCTATAGCTTCTGGTGACACACTTCCCTGCTGTAATGCCGTTCTAAAATCTATTCCATTTAATTCAGGCATTAACTCAGTTATTCGCTGATTAATTTGATCTGTTAGGGTGTTTTGTAATTCTTTTTCTTTGGTTGCTAATAATCCATTAAGCGAATTAAACTGATCCTTGACAATAGATAGGCTCTGTTCTCTAACGGTCAAGTCTATTTCAAACGGCTTCAGGTTCCCAGATAAAACTTGTCGTTTAATATCTGTTTCAGACAAAATAGTTCGACCACTAGAGACAAATTCAATATTAGATAAAGCTCTTGCTACTTTATTTATTTGTTCTGTTAATCGTTGATAGTTGACTAAATTCTCTTTGACTGCTTCGTTATATTTTTCTTGCGATTCTTTTAATTTTCTAAGTTGAACTTCAGCAATTTCTAGCTGGATACTAGCATTATCTTTTTGGGAATTAGAAGACCCTGGATCATCTAAAACTTTTTTAATTGCTGTAATTCTTTCTTCTGTAGATGCTATCTCATTAACAATAAGCCCAATTTGAGGAAAGTATTTTTCCGTTAAAGCTTGTATTTCTTGGTTTACTTTCGCAATTTCTTGACGAACAGATGTAGCTTTTTTAACGTCAGCATCTCCACTAGCTATGATTTCATCTATCTTGAGGTCTTTTGCTTTTTGCCGCAATGTGTCAAGTTTACCCGTAAATTCAATAATCTTTGTATCACTGAATGTATCGGTTGATAATCTTAAAATTTGTGTCGTATCAATGAGTCCCCCCGCAGTAAATTCTAAGCTTTTATCTCTTTCTCTGTTGTTTTTAAATCGCTGAATTGCGGTTGCACTATCAGTTATAACAGTAGAAGCTTTAGGTGTAGGCAAAGGTTTCTCTAGTAATCTTCTCAATTCTTGTAACGATTCTTGAGTTGATTTAAGAGATCGTTTAGACTCTTCGGAGCCTGCGTTGATGTACTGATAAAGCTCTTTAAAAGCTTCCATTACACCATAAATTAAAGCAGTCCATCCTAGTCCTTTAAGTAGTCCTACTCCAATCTGAGATATTGCCCCACGAGTAGATGCCGCTGTAACTCCCAGTGCTTTTAATCCTAAGTCTATAAGTCCGATATTTTTTAAAACCATAATAAAACCGCCAGCACTAACAACACCAATAGATGTCAATACAGTAGCTAACGACTGACCATTTTTCGTTAATATTTCTAGTCCTTTTGTTATTAATGGTAATCCTAATTTAGAAGCGTTTAATAAAGATTCGCCTAATGAAATGCGAAGCAATTCTATCTGATTTTGAACTCTGGCAACTTGAGCAAAAGCAGTATCATCAATAACACTAAGTCCACCAGCACTTTCTAAGTTAATCTGTGTAGCTAGTTTAGGTAGCAAATCTTCTGCTAAAATAGATCCTGATTCAACTAATTTAATAAATTCTTGAGAAGTCAATCCCATAGAACGAGCAGCAATCTGTAACGCGCCTGGCATTGCTTCACCTAACTGAGAGTTAAGTTCTTCCATTGAAACACGACCTTTACTAGCTATCTGAGTAATGGCTAGTAAAGCTCTGTCTTGCTGTTGAGAACTAGCACCTCTAGTAGCCAATCCTAATGT